GCTGACCCGGAGCTGGCCAAGTATGGACCGGTTAAGTTGTGGTTAAACGATGTAACGACCTTGATGTTGGCGGTGTTTCAAAAGTCAAACACGTATCGATCTTTGCATTCGATGTATGAAGAGCTGGGTGTGTTTGGCACCGGCGCGTCCGTCATCATGCCTGACTACAAAAACATTATTCATCACCAAACGCTGACCTGCGGTGAATATTGCATTGCAACCGACTACCGCGGCAATGTGAACACGCTTTACCGTGAGTTTCAAAAGACTGTTGCTGAAGTGGTGGGTGAGTTTGGGTATGCCAAGTGCACCACCAGCACAAAGAATCTTTTTGATAGTGGCAGTCTTGATCAATGGATCACGATCATTCATGCGATCGAGCCACGCGAAGACCGTGACCCCAGCAAGAAAGACAGCAAGAACATGCCCTTTAAATCCTGCTACTTTGAAGTCAATGCGGAGCCTGGCAGGTATTTAAGTGAATCAGGGTTTAAGTATTTCCCAGCCGTTGCACCTCGGTGGGCGGTAGCTGGTGGTGACATCTACGGCAATAGTCCCGGCATGGAAGCGTTGGGAGATGTCAAACAACTCCAGCATGAGCAGCTTCGTAAAGCGCAAGGAATTGATTACAAAACCATGCCGCCACTACAAGTGCCAACGGCATTAAAGAACCGTGATGTGGACAGAATGCCAGGGGGCATCAGCTACTACGATGCGACCTCTCCCGGTGGTGGTATTCGTTCGGCCTTTGAAGTTAATTTGGATTTGAATCATTTATTGGCGGACATTCAAGATGTGCGCGAGCGTATTAAAGGGTCCTTCTATGCGGACTTGTTTTTGATGTTAGCTAACAGCACCAGTTCCAACATGACTGCCACGGAAGTGGCCGAACGTCATGAAGAGAAGTTGCTAATGCTAGGTCCCGTCATTGAGCGACTGCACAACGAATTGCTCGACCCATTAATCGAGATGACTTTTGAGCGAATGCTTGAAGCAGGTGTCGTTCCAACGCCACCACTTGAACTACAAGGCATGGACATTAGTGTGGAGTTTGTATCGATCTTAGCTCAAGCCCAACGTGCTATTGCAACCAATGGTATCGATAGATTCGTTGGCAACTTGGGGCAGGTCGCGCAGTTCAAACCCGATGTATTGGACAAGTTTGATTCTGATGCCTGGGCTGACGCGTATTCCGACATGTTGGGGGTTGATCCGCATTTGATTGTAGCCAACGACAAGGTTGCGCTATTGCGCGAATCGCGAGCTAAAGCGCAAGCAGCGCAAGCACAAGCAGAAACGATGCAGCAAGGTGCCAATGTTCAACAAACACTCGCTAACACGCCAACGAGTCCCAACAATCAAACCGCTTTAACGGATGTGATGAACATGTTTAGTGGATACGGCTCACCTAGTTCAGTGGAGGTTTAAATGGCATTAATTAGCATGAAGATAGCGGATGAATACGAGATGAGTGAGCCCAATGAGTACGGCTATGGCTTATGCATTCGTCTAAACCCTGGTCAAGTTAAAGCGTTGGGTATCACGGAGCTACCAAAAGCGGGTAGCGCCATGATGATCACAGCGCGAGCGATTGCGAACCGAGTAACAGAAGAAGCTGACGAAGGCCAAGCAGAACATGAAATCTATTTGGAATTGCAGATTACTGACATGGAATTAAAGTCCACCCAAAGTGCGAGCGAAAACGATTCGTCAGCAGCCACGCTGCTGTATGGCGCATAACAATGCTGACGATGGTACGCATTAACGTGGATGGCGCTATTACATTTTGCCCATGAGTAGTTTCGATCCACTAGACCTGCGTGCTCACGATGTCAATCGCGAACAAACGGATGAACAAAACCGACTAGCTCAACAAAACGAGTTAGACGATTTTAAGTGGTTAATGAGTAGTAAGCGCGGACGCCGAATTATTTGGCGTTGGCTTGAACGAACGGGTGTTTACCGGTCTAGTTTTACCGGCAACTCGGAAACCTTTTTTAGAGAAGGTCAACGAAATGTCGGACTGATGCTAATGGCACAGATAAACGAAGTCGCGGTTGAACAGTATGCCGTCATGTTAAAGGAGCACCAAGAAAATGTCCGACCAGATGACCGACGCAGCCGCACCTAACACTGAAGGCGCACCGACATCCGCAGTGAGTACGTCTAGTGAAACCACTAGCGCACCCAGTGCACAAAGTTCAGCATCACCTGCACCCCAGGATGCTTCACCAGGTGTAGACAAATCTGCTGAGACAGCCAACGCTGATGAAGCGCCCAACGCGGCCAATGAAGTCAAGGCCACAGGAGCTCCAGAATCGTATGCAGAGTTTGAGATACCTAGCGAAGTGCAGTGGGATGACTCAGGAAAAACTGCTTTTGCCAGTTTTGCGAAAAGCCAAAACTTATCGCAAGAGGCAGCGCAATCATTGATTAACGCCATGGCACCGGCAATGCAGCAGCGTCAAGCCGACGCGATTGCCCAAGTGCAAAGCATGTGGACTGAACAAGCCCGTGCGGATAAAGAGTTTGGCGGCGCGCAGTTAAAAGACAACTTGGTTATAGCGAACAAAGCGCTTGGTCAATTTGGCACACCTGAGTTGGTGAGCTTGCTGAAAGAAACAGGCTTGGGAAATCACCCGGAAATTGTGAGAGCGTTTTACCGAGCTGGCAAGGCTATCAGCGAGGACACGTTCGTCAAAGGATCGATGACTAGCCCTCAATCTAATCGCGATTATGCGTCGCATTTGTACCCCAATCAGAAACATTAATTGGTTCTGAGTGTTGAGATTAACTCAATTAAGTAAGAGATTCTCATCACATTTTTAAAGGATATTAATCATGGCAACTCTAGCTACCACCGCATTAACCCTGGCCGATTGGGCCAAACGTCTTGACCCCGATGGCAAGGTACCCACCATTGCTGAACTGCTGTCGCAATCGAATGAAATCCTCGAAGACTGTATGTTCATGGAAGGCAACTTGCCAACCGGTCACCGCTCAGTCATTCGTACTGGCTTACCGACCGTTTATTGGAGAGCCATCAATCAAGGTATCCCGACATCGAAGTCAACGACTGCACAAGTCGATGAATCGTGCGGCATGCTGGAAGCCTATTCCGAAGTCGATAAAGACTTGGCTGAACTCAACGGCAATACATCGCAGTTTCGTTTGTCCGAAGACAAAGCGTTCTTGGAATCAATGAACCAAACCCAAGCACAAACGCTTTTCTACGGTAACCCTGGTACCGATCCAAAGCAGTACCTTGGCTTGGCGACACGTTATTCGTCCCTCTCCGCAGGTAACGCTCAAAACATTTTGTCAGCCGGTGGTTCAG